TTTTACCAACTCCAATGGGTACACTAGTTAAAACTATGTTGGAGTCGGGTGTGAAACTAGGTGTTAGTTCACGTGGCAGTGGTAATGTCAACGAAACTGACGGCAAAGTTAGTGACTTCGAAATAGTCACAGTCGATGTAGTTGCACAACCTAGTGCTCCAAATGCTTATCCAACAGCGATTTACGAAGGACTGATGAATATGCGTGGGGGTGCTGGTGTATTCGAGATGGCACGTGAAGCCAGTGCAGATCAAAAAGTACAGAAGTATTTGAAAGAGCAAGTAACACGCTTGATCAAAGATCTTAAAATTAAATAGGAGATCAGAATGTTAGACGCTATCAAACCATTGTTAGATAGTGGCATCATTAACGAAGAAACCCAAACTGCTATTAACGAAGCTTGGGAATCTAAAATTAATGAAACCAGAGAAGAAATTCGTGCAGAAATGCGTGAAGAGTTTTCTGGACGCTACAATCATGACAAAACTCAAATGGTTGAAGCTCTAGACAAAATGGTTACTGAAACACTCACCGCTGAACTTAAAGAGTTCGCCGACGAGAAACAGGCTCTTGCAGAAGATCGTGTTAAATTCAAAAAAGACATGGTTGAACGCTCAACTAAATTTGATAACTTTATGGTTACCAAACTAGCTGAAGAATTAAAAGAGTTACGTGAAGATCGCAATTCTCAAACAGAAGCAGTTGCTAAGTTAGAGAAATTTGTAATCCATGCGTTAGCTGAAGAAATCAAAGAGTTTGAACAGGACAAACGTGCTGTAGTTGAAACAAAAGTTAAACTTGTAGCAGAAGCAAAAACTAAACTTGCTGAACTAAAAGAAGCATTTGTTAAACGCAGTTCTAAACTTGTTAAAGACGCAGTAACAACCAATCTAGGCTCAGAAATGGCTCAACTAAAAGAAGACATTCAAACTGCTCGTGAGAACATGTTTGGTCGACGCCTATTTGAAGCATTTGCTAGTGAGTTTGCTGTTACTCATTTAAATGAGAACAAAGAACTTAAGAAACTTTCAGATAAAATTGCAGAAACAGAAGCAAAATTAGCTGAAGCTCAAGAAGCGATTGCGGAAAAAGAAGCATTAGTTGAATCAAAAGAAACAGAGGTTAAAGTTATTAAGGAAAGTGTTGCTCGTAAAGAATCACTTGACTCATTACTTAAACCATTAAACAAAGAGAAAGCATCAATTATGATGGATTTACTCGAAGGTGTGCAAACTGAGAAATTACAGTCTGCATATGATAAGTATTTGCCAGCAGTACTAAACGAAACAGCGAAACCTAAGGCCGACAAGCCGGTATTAGCTGAATCTCGTAGAGAAGCAACTGGCGATAAATCTGCTAAAACTGTTGATACTCATGAAGTTGATAACAATGTTATCGAAATCAAGAGATTAGCGGGGCTGAAGTAGTAACTTTTAATTAAAAGGAAGAAATTGAAATGACAACCCAACTATTAGAAGGCCGTTGGAATGAGACTAAAGACGCATTATTAGAAGGTCTACAAGGTTCTCGCCGTTCAACAATGGCTGTAATATTAGAAAACACTAAGAAGCACTTGAATGAGACTGCTACTGGTGGCGCAACAGCAGTAGGTAACGTTGCTACACTAAACAGAGTTATCCTTCCAGTGATTCGTCGAGTTATGCCAACTGTTATTGCTAACGAAATCGTTGGCGTACAACCAATGACTGGTCCTGTTGCACAGATCCATACATTACGTGTACGTTATGCTGATCAAGTTACAGCATCAAGTGGCGATTCAACAACACCAGGTGACGAAGCATTATCACCATACAGAATTGCAACTGCATATTCTGGTACAACTGCAGGTAAAGCGGCTTCTACAAGTACATTAGAAGGTGATGCAGGTAACAGAATTAACGTTCAAATCTTAAAACAAGTTGTTGAAGCAAAAACACGTAAATTGTCTGCACGTTGGACATTTGAAGCGGCACAAGACGCACAGTCTATGCACGGTTTAGATGTTGAAGCAGAAATCATGGCGGCTTTAGCACAAGAAATTACTGTTGAAATCGACCAAGAAATTCTAGCTTCATTAAGAAGTTTAGCAGGCTCAACATTTGCTTACAACCAAAGTACAGTTTCAGGTACAGCTACATTCGTTGGTGACGAACATGCGGCATTAGCGGTTACAATTAACCGTGCGGCAAACTTAATCGCTCAACGTACACGT